GGTGACTTAGCGATGAGCTTCCCTGGCCTTGCGTCGGGCGGCGACGTGACTCCAAACCGAGCGTACATCGTCGGAGAAAAGCATCCGGAGTTTTTCGTCCCGCGGCAACCGGGACACGTCTCGCCTTCTCTCGAGCTCGGGGGAAGTCGTCACATGACGATCAATATGCACATTCACGGAGTCCACGACGCGGACTCTTTCCGCAAGTCACAAGCGCAGGTCCACGCCGATCTAAGGAACGAGATGGATCGCTCTTACTATAGGAACCGCTAACGATGGCTTTCTTCGAGACAGAATTTCCGCGCAATCTCGCTTTCAAGTCGCAAGGCGGACCGGGATTTTCGACGATCGTAAACCAGGGATTTTCGGGGCAAGAATTCCGAAACCGAAACTGGGCTTTTGCTCGAGCCGAGTACACGATCGACCTATTGACTCCGATCGGATTCCAGGGCAATCCGCAAGGCTACATCGACGCGCTTTTAGACTTTTTCTTCGTCGTCGGCGGACAGGCCGACGGCTTCCGGCTCCTCGATCCGATGGATCACATCGCGACGAATCAAGCTCTCGCGACGGTCGACGGACACGTCCAGCTAGTCAAAAACTACGTCGTCGGCGGCCGCACTTATCAGCGCGTCATCACAAAGCCGATTACTTCGGCCGTGACGGACTACCTCGGGAACGCTCTCGACAATACCGTTTTTCTGGCCGGCACGGGGACCGCGGTCACGGTCGATCCGACGACGGGAATCGTAACGGGACACTCCGCGGGGACGGCCGTCGATTTCCAGTTTCACGTCCCCGTTAGATTCGCGACCGATCTCCTCCCCTTGCAAGGCGAGGACTCCAACTTCAAAAACGGGCAGGGAATTATCCGCGTGAATAGTTGCAAATTGATCGAAGTCCTTCCCCCTAATTACTAATGCGAATGCGAGATCTTGTCGCCTCGGCCGCGGCCTCGAGGGCTCGAGCTCCGGCGCCTCCTCCGACTCCTACCCTCCGGCCTTGCGACGTGTGCTTGCTCGTCGACGGCGACTCGACTCCGAAAGCGACGCTCTATTGCGGGGCGTGCTCGTCCTGGATCTGTGACGAATGCCGGCCGAACATCGCGCGCCGCGGGAAGGCGGCCGCGATCAAAGCCTCTCGATCTCTCGGCCTCTCTCGAAGATGAAAACCTGCTCCGGACCGCTCTCCGCTCATCTCGCGCAAGGACAAACCTCTCTCGCCTATCTCTGGAAAGTGAAGCGCGTCGACGGGACCGTCCTCGGCTTTACGACGCACGATCGGAATATTTCCTATGACTCCGGCGACGGAGACGGCGTCGTCGTATACGAAGCCTTTACCGGATTCACGAATTCGGCAAACGCGGGGAAGGCGGATCTCTCCGTCGACAATATCGAATTTACCGGCTTTTTAGAGTCCGAGTCGCTCACCGATGCGGACATCCGCGCGGGGCTCTACGACTACGCGACAATTTGCGTCCGGATCGTAAACTGGGCCGATCTCACAATGGGGGACGTCCTGATCCGCTCGGGGACTTTGGGCGTCGTAAAAATGAAAGCGGGGATGTTTACGGCCGAGATCCGCGGACTGACTCACAAACTCACGACGATCCTCTGCGATCTCTACGGTCCGGTATGCCGCGCCATGTTCGGGAGCGGCCTAAACGGGATCGACATGCAATCCCAGTGGCTTTGTCGAATCGACGTGACGGCCTTCGCGCAAACCGGGAGCGTAAACACGGTCGCGGATGCGACGCATCTCACGCCGACGGCCGGCCTCTTGCAAGTGGGATCGCCGACTCCGACGAATCCCGCGCCGGCAGGATGGTTCAACGATGGACTTATTACTTTCACGTCGGGAGCTTTGGACGGAGACAGCTTCGAGATCAAGTCCTGGGACGGAACGATCCTAACGCTTTTCCTCCCGATGCCAGTCGCGCCGGCGCACTCCGACACTTTCTCGATCGAGCCGGGATGCAATCACACGATTTTCGATTGTAAGAAAAAATACGACAACGTCGTAAACTTCCGCGGAGAGCCGTCGGAGCCGGGGCAAGACAATATCTTGAACTATCCAGGAGCGGTCAATTCCTGATCTGATCGCTCGAGATCGCATCCTCCGATCGGCTCGCGACTGGCTCGACACTCCCTTCGTTCACCAAGGCCGGAGGAAGGGACCGCGCGGAGGCCTCGACTGTATCGGCCTTCCGATTATGGTTGCTTGCGAGCTCGGGATCCACGTCCAGGACGGGAGCTCTCCGACTCCCTATATGTTCGGAAGCTATCCTCCGCAACCGATAGCGCGCGGCGCCGCGGTCCGCTCGTGGTGTGAAAAATTGCTGATCGAAAAGCCGATCGCCGATCGCCTTCCCGGAGACGTCCTCGCTTTGCGGATACCTCGCGAGCCTTGTCACTGTGCGATTTTAGGCGAGCTCAATCTCTCGGGGACAAAAGTCGATTCGCTGATCCACGCTTACGCCGGCGCCGACAAAGTCGTCGAGCACATCCTGGACGCGGGATGGTCTTGGCGGATCGCGGGAGTTTTTAGTTTTCCAGGAGTCGAGGAAACATGGCACAGATAGCGATCATCGCGGCGATCGAAGTCGGCACGATGATCTACCGGCTTTTGAATCGTCCCAAGACTCACACGGCCGCGCCTGTAATCGACATGGTTTCGACGTCGGCAAACGGGAGTCCCATCCCGATCGGCTACGGGACCGTAAGAGTCGGCGCGCAAATTATTTGGTCAAGCGGGATCGACTTCAAAAAGCGGAATCAGTCCTCGAAGGGCGGACCGACTCAAACATACTACAACTATTTCGTAAGTTTCGCCGCGGCGATCGGCGAAGGGCCGATGTGTTTTAAGAGAATTTGGGGCGACTCGAAATTGATCTACGTCGATCCCGGACTCTCGAAAAGCGAATATCCGGCCGAGGACTTTCCGGCATGGGATACAACCGTCCTCTACAATCCCGGAAACATCGTCTCCTATCTCGGCCAAGTGTACGAGGCGCTCATCGTCTCGACCGGAGTCACGCCGGGAACGAGCGGGACAACCTGGCAACTGATCTCGGACTATCCCCCTTGGGATCCCGGAGTTAATTACTCGACCGGCGACGTCGTCACCTATCCGACGGGCGGACCGCTCTACGTCGCGCAAGCTCCCTCGCTCGCGATCAAGCCGACGAGCGGAGCGACGACGACGGTCAACGGAAAAACGGTCAATTACTGGATCCCGCTCAATAAGGCCTATCCCGCTCCGACTTTCTATCCTGGCGACGAGCTCCAGCTTCCCGATCCGACGATCCAGTCCTTCGAGACGGCCGACTTCACGCCGGCCTATCGGGGGCTCGGCTATTTCGTCTACGATAAATTCCCTCTCCTCAATTTCGGAAACCGGCTTCCGAACATACGCGCGGAAGTCTCTTTTATGAAAGCGAGAAACGTCCTCTAATGCCTCCTGTTTTTGTCCCCGGCGGCCGGATCTACGACACAGGTCCGACGGATGCGATCATGGACTGGCCGAGCGGCGATGCGGTTTTCGGTCGCGTCCGCGGATCCAATATCTCGATCTGGAATGGATTCCGCGCGAAAGCTCTACGATGCCTCCCCGCAACTCCAGGCTATAACGGATGCCTTTGTCCGGCCGATTCCGAGCTCATCGCAGTCTCGACCTTTGTAAAAACATGGGTGCTCGGCAGCATATCCGGGCTCGATCCCTGCTATCCGTGCGCAGTACATCAGGGGCCGTGCGTCTGCGATATTCCTCCCTGTTCTCCGTGCGGGGGAGTTTCGGTCTGTGCGGAATGTCATCCGGCTTGCGGACCGGGAGGCGGGGGAAACCAAGAAACTTTTGCTCTAAGTAATTCCGTAGGACTCTATGATCTCGAGGCGATCGGCTTTTCGATTTCAAATGGAGCTTTCGTCGCCGATGCGGAAACTCCCTACACCGGATCCTCAATTCCGGCTTTCACCGGACCGGATGGGATCATCTTTCCGGCGAACGGAGGCGGCGCGGGACAAACCAACTTACAGGATCAAGTCGGCGGCCATATTTGGATGGGGAAGTACGCGGCGCCGGACGGATCGCTCCTCTATGTGTGCATCGTCGCCGGCGTGACGTGCGCGACCGTCCCTCCCCGGACTCCAAACTGGACGTGTGTCATGCAGGGGAATCCAGTCACCCCCGGCCTGATCCATGCTTTCGTATACTCGCCTTCTCCTCTCCCTGGCGCCGGCGCCGGCGGCGGATGCGTGAATTGTTCGAGCGTCACTCCTCCCGCTCCCCCGCAAGGCCTCGGATCGGGACCGTGCTTTAGCCTCTCGCCTTACGACGTCGTCGGCGATATATGCCGGCGAGCGGGGATCTTTTGCGGCGTCGACACGTCTCTTTTGATCGACGCGAACGTAAAGCCGACGTCTCTCGTCAAGGGCTACCTGATCGAGCGGCAAACCACGGCCGCGGACGCTCTCAAAGTTTTAATGCAGGCCTATTTCTTCGAGGCCTGCGAATCAAACGGTACGATCAAATTCGTCCCCAACGGCCTCGCGCCGGCGCTCACAATTCCGGAAGCGGATCTCGGCCTTATGGGAGACAAGGCGAAGCTCATCGAGCAATTCGATCAGGCGCAAGATCTCCCGCAGAAGTACAGCGTCGTTTATCAGGATCCGCTCTATCTCTACCAGCAAGGGAAACAGGAAAAACAGAGAAGCACGCGGATCGTAAAAACGAAGCAAATGTCCACGATCCAGATCCCCATGGTCATGGATCCCGACTGGGCTCGGCAGGTCGCCGAGAAAACTTTGTACCTGTCCTGGCTCGAGCGACAGCACTTCGATTTCAACCTCGGCCGCGCTTCCTATCTTTTGCTCGATCCGACGGACGTTATAAATTTCGTCTATCAGGGACTTACTTTACGGGCTCGGATCATCGAAGGGACGATCGGCCAGGGCTACGCGACGGCGCTAAAAACTCTCAACGAAAACGAGGACGCTTTTCTCTCTTCGCAGCAAGGCGGCGCGCCTCCGAGTCTCACTCCCTCGCCGACGGGCGGATCGACCGCGCCGGCGCCGACGGCTGTTACTGCGATGGAGCTTTTCGACATCCCGCTTTTGCAGGA